TTGAGTTTAGTGTTACGGGTGTAGCCGGTTCTATTTTGCGTTCTGGTTTAACTTTTTTGTCCAATGAAGATGCTAAAAGTCCGGGGCAACTGTATGTTTTGGATGCGGAATATACTTTGACTGGTACAGACGATATTATCGAGGTTCGTTCACTTGGTTCTGGAGTTGAATTTGCTTTGGATGTCAATGATAATTTAACAATAACTGAGCCGGTTTTAGGAGTTAATCAAACTGTATCGGTATCGACAATTTTAGAAGAACCATTAGCCGGTGAAGATATCGAGGTTTATCGACAAGCTATTTTAGACGCTATTCAATTGGAACCACAAGGAGGTAGTAAGACTGATTATAGACTTTGGGCTTCAGATGCTCAGGGAGTACGAAAAGTTTATCCATACGTTAAAAATGGTGATGCTGGTATAGTTCAAATTTATGTAGAGGGTACGGAATTGGATACAGATGGAAATCCAAAAGTAACATCAAATTCACTTTTAAACGATGTAGAAGATGTTATTGAGTTTGACCCAGATGAAAGCAAACCATTAAACGAAAGAGGGCGTAAACCAATACAAGCGACTTTAGAAATGTTATCCATTGATTTAGTTCCGGTGGATGTTACGATTACGGGTTTATCAAATGATATTCAATCTGTAAAAGATGCAATTACGCAAAATATGAGAGCCTATTTAAGTGATATTAGACCTTATATTGCGGGTGCGGATTTGCCACGTTCAAAAAATGATATTCTTTATGAGGCTAGATTGCAAAGCGTGGCAACGGATGTATTGGAAAGTTCAAATTTCTTTACAAATTTTGTGATGAACGTTGATGGAAATTCAGTTTCAAGTTATCAGTTTGAGTTGGGTGCCGTTCCGATACTGAATAATGTAACATTCAATTAAGATTAGGTATGTATCAAAAAACAGATAGAAGTACAATGCACGGTGTAGGCACTCCACATGGTTTAGGAGTTACACACCGTTATCCAATTTTAGCGGGGTTTAGTTTATCGGATATTTTTTCAAGTTTAACACGTCAATTATATCCGACTGGTCGGGCATGGTATCAAAAAAAAGGGGGTGTGTTTTACAATTTGCACGTGTCTATCAATAGAACTTACATTCGATTTGTTGAGGCGTGTAGGTTAACAATAGATTCTGCTTTGCCGGATAATGATAATTTTGATGAAAATGATTGTGCGTTGTGGGAGTTTCGTTTAGGTTTGGTTACAAATACTTCGCTTAGTTTGGATGTAAGACGACAAGCTATACTTAGAAAAATGGCTTATCCAAGCAACATAAAACCACGTCAAAATGGATTGTTTATTGAAAGTCAATTGCGTTTAGCTGGTTTTGATGTTTATGTTCACGAAAATATACGTCCTTACCGTACACCAGCGGATATAATTGCAATTAGTTTTAATAACACTCAACACGGTGGTGTTACACAACATGGAGACGGCACACAACATGGTAGTTTAGGTTTTGATGTGATTGCTAATTTAGCCGTTCCCAATGAACAATATTCGACTGGTTCAAATCTTTGGCCTACTTTTTTTATTGGAGGTGAAACACTTGGAGAATTGGCTACAATAGATGAAAATAGACTAATTGAGTTCAAAGAATTAATATTAAAATCAAAGCCGGCTCATACGGTTGTTTATACTTTTATTAACTTTACATAAAAATTAAAAAATGAGAGCGTTAAATTCAAATCCAAATGTCGATAATTCCGATTTAACGAATTTTCCAGATGGACGTTTAAAAAATAATGACGGTTCTGGAAACGGAACGCCCATAAACGAAAATGTTTATGGCGACTTACATCAAACAATTGCAAAATTAATGCGGTTGTATGGTATCATTCCAAACGGACTGCCAGACAATGAAACAAACGGATTTCAGATAGTTAATGCGTTGGTTGCTTTGGCTTCAAAAAATGACTTTATTTTACCTTTAACAGTTGATACTGGAATTATTCAAGTTCCAGTAAAATTGAACTCAATGAAGGACAATGAGTCAATCGTTTGCAAGGCTGGTTTTAACCGTTCAACTGAAACGGAAATTAAAGGAAGTGATAATGTTACATTTACGGCTACTGTTTCTGGTAACTTTCAATCTGGCAACTATGTACGATTAGTAAAGACATCAACTGGAGTAGAACTTATTAGATTAGCTGACAATGTTAGTTTAGATAATATGATTTCGCTTTTGCTTTATTTGAAAAAAGCAAGTCAAACTCAGGAAAATGCTGGTTTATTGGATACGGTTGCAACAACTCCGCTTAGTAATTTAACGGCTTTTATTCGACGTGTAAATGGTGCGGATTCTGCAACCTATTTGGCAACTGCTTTGAGAGATGGAATTTATCCAAAAGAACACTTTGCGATTGTGGCTGGAATTGGAGCAAGTCCAATAAAAAATAAAGGTTGGGTTTCAGGTTTAGACGCAGCTGGTAGTGGTGGAGTTTTACCAGTTTTTGGAGATTTTACAAGTGCAAGTGCTGTTGTAACAGCGGGAGATAGCGTTGTTACGGTAAATATGGCAAATAATATGAGCAATACAAATTATATTTGTAAAATTTACACTCAAAGTGAGGGTAGTTTTGCACAAGACAACGACATAGGATGTGTTGTTTTTAAACCTATATCTACTACTCAATTTCAATTTTCTTTAAGAGAATTGGCTGGTGGTACTCAATCTTTAAAGTTTCATATACAAGTAGAACAATTATTTTAAAATTTAATCATATGAGAGTATTAGGTAGTTTACCAATAACAGATAAAGATAGTGCTCCTAAATTTCCATTTGGGGCAACTGTACGAAATGAAACAGATACCGAAAACGGTACACCAGTAATAAGAGAGATTTACGGCGATATTTTAATGAATTTATACCGGCTTTTGGAAGTAACAAAAATTACACCCACCGGGACAGAGGATTCAAAAGAAACTCAATTTCAAATTATTCAAGCCTTACAACGATTAACTAATGTTCAAAATGATATTGAGCAAATTTTAAGTCGATCAACAAACGTATGGATTTTACCTTTAAATTTTGGAATTTTACCAAACAAGTATGTTTTATTTGCGAGGGCTTCTGAAAATTATGAAAGTGGAGTTTTATATACAATTAAAGGCAACGGAACGGGGGCGGATGATTTGAGTTATTCTTTTACATCGGACGGGTTTATTTCAGGTGATGAATTGGTGATTGTTTTAGATGCGTCTGGTGTACGGGCGTATAATATTTCAAATTCAAATACTGCACCCGAAAATGCATTTCCGGTTTTAGGAAATCCGGTTTCTTTTAATTCATTGTCTCAAATGAAATATGAAGACAATGGCAGTTTACTTACTGATTTGCCATCAAGTAATTATTTAGAAGGAGTTATTCGTGTAGATGTTTCAGATGGGACTGTTTTAGTTAATGATATTTTAGTAATTAAAAATAGAATTGTTTGTTTTTGTTATTCAGTAGCTTCAAACGCTTATTTTTTACGACAATTTACATTGACAGATTTAAGTCTAAGTGTAGCGGTTACGGCAACTGGTGTATTTGGAACGGGTACAGATAGAAGTCCGTATATTTACGCGGATGGAAGTTTTATTTATTTGACAAATGGTGCTAATACAAGTGCTAATGATTATTCGATTAGAAAATTAGATTATAACGCATCTGGTGCGAGTGTTACGACTGTTTCTACATTTAACATTGATAGTTCATTTGTAAAGACTTCAAATGCAGTTGTAAAAGATAATTTTCTTTACACTTTGACTGGTGGTGTTTTAGAATCGTTTAATTTAACAACTGGAGTTAAATTAACTTTGGGACAATATAATGCGGTAGGTCGTTTGTTTCAGTTAGGCGGTGAAGTTTATTTTGGAGTTGGTGAAGTTGCTCAAAGATGGGAGTTATAATTTATGCGTTTAGATGTTAATACGGATGCTTCAATAAAATTAACGGCAAAACTTGAAACTTTGCATCGTTCAGCTTTTCCAAGTGCCGTTCGTAACACGTTAAATGATTTAGCTTTTGAATCTAAAAAATTAGTTCCAAAAAAAGCGGATGAAAATTTTACAATTAGGCAAAAAAACCTATTTAATCGAATGACAATTGTACAACGTGCGAGCGGATTTGACGTTAATAGAATGGTTTCAAAAGTAGGTATTGACGGGTCAAAAGGCAGTTTGTCGGACGGATTGGAAAAACAAGAGACTGGGGGAAATATTCAGGGGCGTAAACTTTTGGCACACGACAAAGCAAGGGTTTCAGGAAGTAATACCAAAAAAGTAAAAGGAAAGTATCACTTTAAAAACGTTTCTAAAATAGGAACGGCTCAAAAAAGAGTAAAAGGGTCAAAGTATTTCAGGATTAAAAACGGGTCAAAAGAAACTGTTTTTGAGCGTATTTCAAAAAACAAAATAATGCCGGTTTTCATTTATCGCAAAACCAGAATAAGTAAAGTTAAACCAAATCCATTTATTTCAGTTAGTGCAAAATTAGCATCAAAATTAACGGCAAAACTTTATCAAAACAATGCTGAATTTC